TGTTTGGTTTAAGTGCATTTTCAGAATCGCCATTTAGTTCATTAGCTGACCTAAAACATTTAGGCGTAGCAACTATAACGGCTGCTGCAACTGTAACAGCAGTTACAAGTGGGTTACCAGTTACTAGCACAGCTACTATATCAAGCACAGGAACTGTAACTGCAATATCAGGACCTATGGTATTAAGTGGAGTAGGCTCTATATCTGGCGTTGCAACTTTATCAGCAACTCCTGCTGGAATATCTATTGGCTCTGCAACCATTACTGGTTCAGCTACAGTTACAGCAATTACTTTAGGCACACCAGTATTAGGCACAGCAAGTATTTCTGGCGTAGGTTCAGTATCTGCATCCTCTGTAGCAATTTGGAGTGGGGTAGGTACGGCATCAGGAGTCGCAACAGTAACAGCTTCAGGAGTAGAAACAGATAGTGCTGTAGCATCTATATCAGCTACAGTTACTTTAACTGCTAACGGACATATTCAAGGTAACAATTGGACAGATGTGCCTGTTGGCGAAAACACATGGTTAAGGATAGGATAATATGAGTAGAACAAAGATTAGTGAATGGTCATCTACAGCAGCTTCTAATACAGATGTTGGTGGTGTAAATATTGCAGAGGGTTGCCCACCTGCTACAATCAACAATGCTATTCGTGAAGTAATGGCACAATGTAATAATTGGCAAAGTGGTGCTAGTGGTGATAACCAAACTAACGCAGGTACACTTACTAGCTCTGGCACACTAGCCGTTACAGGTGCTTTCACACTAGATGGTGCTACTGGCACATCTGGTCAAGTTATGACAAGTGCAGGTTCTGGTGCTACGCCTACTTGGGCAGATAAAGTAGATGGTGTTTTAGCAGGATTTATACAAATGTATGGTGCAGCATCTGCTCCTACAGGTTGGTTATTATGTAATGGTGCAGCAGTATCTCGTTCTACCTACGCTACATTGTTTGCTCTCATAGGAACTACTTATGGTGCAGGTGATGGTAGTTCTACATTTAATGTACCAGACATGAGAGATAAGTTTCCTGTTGGCTCTGGAAGTACCTATGCTCTAAATGCTACAGGTGGTAGTGCTGATTCTACATTACCTAGCCATACGCACACAGCAACAGTTACAGACCCAGGACATAATCATACAATAGCAGGAGGCGATGGAAGTACAAGCATTACTTTTGCTAATGGTGGTGGTGCAGGCAGACCTTCTGGTTCTGGCTCTTCTCATCAAACTGGGGTTATTTCTACAGCAACTACAGGCATTACAGTAGCAAACTCTACAGAAGGTACATCTGCAACTAATACTAACTTACCTCCATACAGAGGAATTAACTTTATTATAAAGACTTAATATGCCTACACAAAGAGTACAGTTTAATGAATGGCTACCTGACCAACCTGATAATGCAGGTGGTTTAAACGATGCACTTAATGTAATCCCTGTATCTATAGGCTACCAACCATTTCCTAATGCAGTAGATTTTAGTGGTGCAGCAGCAGAATCTATAAACTCTGTATTTGTAGCTAAATGGGGTACAGAGGTAATTATATTTGCAGGTGGTGCTACTAAACTATTTAAGTTTAACAACACTACAGAAGCGTTAGAAGATAAATCTAAATCTGGTGGTTATAGCAGTACATTACCTTGGAAGTTTGTGCAGTTTGGCAAAACAGTTATTGCAGCTAATGGTAATGCTATTCTTCAATATTGGACTATTGGTACATCTACAGCATGGGCAGATGTAGCAACATCTCCAATAGCTAGACAAGTAGCTGTGGTAAGAGATTTTGTAGTAACAGGTTATGTCAATACAGGAACTTTAGGTAACTCAACAGTACAATGGTCAGACATCAATGATGAAACTGATTGGACAGCAGGTGCTACATCACAAGCAGACAATCAAGTAATTGCAGATGGTGGTAATATACAAGCAGTAACAGGTGGTGAGTTTGGTCTTATACTGTTAGAAAAGTCTATTAGCAGAATGAGTTATGTAGGTTCACCATTATTCTTTCAGTTTGACAACATCTCCAGAGGATTAGGTTGTTTAAATGGCAACTCTGTATGTCAATACAATAATGTTACTTTCTTTTTAAGTGATGATGGTTTCTATAGTTGTGATGGTACAAATGTAACACCTATTGGAAATGAAAAAATTGATCGTTGGTTTTTTACTGATATAGATTTAACACTTATAGATAACATGAGTGCATCTATAAACCCTACTTCCAACATTGCTGTTTGGAATTATGCAAACACATCTGGTGGTAGAACTATATTAGTATATAACTGGACACTAGGTAAGTGGAGTCATGTTGATACAACCTCTACTGTGCTAGGCAATATAGCGACTGTAGGCACGACTTTAGAAGGATTAGGTACATTAGGGTACACCGACATAGATACTATGCCTGCATCACTAGATGCTAGATTATGGGCAGGTGGTAAGTTTCTATTTGCAGGAGCTACAGGTACTAAACTATCTACCTTTACAGGAAGTGCGTATAACTCTAAATTAGTAACTACTGATATAGAGGTCGGTTATAACTCTTTTGTAAACTTATTAAGACCACAAGTAGATAATGGTAGTGCCAATATATCTATAGCTAGTCGTAAAGAATTAGATGATGCAATTGTATTTACTACACCAGTAGCTACTACAGATGAAGGTAGAGCTAGCGTTAGAAGTTCTGGTAGGTATCACCGGGTTAGTGTAGAACCTACAGGTAGTTGGACTAATTGTATGGCAGTAGATGTATACACCATACCTAGAGGTAATAGATAATGCCTAGAATGTATAGAACATTGCCTTATCAGGGTGGTGAACCTAGAGCAGTATCAGAAGTAGTAAACAATGCTATGAATGGCAAAACTAACAACACATCAACATTTACTTTGCTTACATCAGCAACGCAAACTACAGTTAATGATGAAAGAGCAGGTTTTGATTCTGTTATTGTATTATCTCCTAGAACAGAAAATGCTGCTGCAGAAACAGACCATACTTATATAAAAACAAAAGATAAAGGTAGTTTCATTATAGGACATAGAAACACATCTCATAATGATGTAACATATGATTATATTATAGTAGGATAAAAGTATGAAGTTATATGTAGTACCAACTAACTTTGTATATCAGTATTGGGATTTAGCAGAACCATTATTACAAAAAGCATTAGATAAAGGTAATGGTGAGTTTACTGCTGATCAACTTAAACTACAAGTTATACAAGGACAACAACAACTACTATTACTTATGAACAAAGAGAAATGTCTTTGTGCATTTACTGTCCAATGGATAAACTTTCCTAATGACAGAGTAGCCTATATTACCTATATGGGTGGTAGAAATACAAAAGCAGGATTTAAAGATTTTAAGATTTGGGTAAAAGCAAATGGTGGAACTTGTATTCAAGGTTCTACTAAATACGAAAGTATAGTTAGGTTATTTAATAAACTATATGGTTATGAAAAAAAATACACACTAATGGAGCTAAAACTATGAACGATTATTTTCCAGAGCTAGACGGAAACCAATCTATTGATAATGGAAAGATGGGTAGAATACTTGCAAAGGGTGGTAGTCCACAGCAACAAACACAAACGCAAGAAATTGACCCTATGCTACGACCTTATATTACTAAAGGTTTAGATGAAGCATCTAGGCTTTATGATGAAGGTGCTCCAGATTATTTTCCAAGTGATACTTATGTTCCAGCAGGAGCAACAACCACTACTGCGTTAGATGCAGCTAGAGCTAGGGCAACAGCAGGTAGTCCATTATTACCAGCAGCTCAAGCACAACAACTATCTACTATTCGTGGTGACAGGTTATCAGCAGGTAATCCATATTTTACAGCAATGATGGATAGTGCATCTAAGCCTGTAATATCACAATTTAACGAAGCAATTAGAGGTATAGGTACAAGAGCATCTCAAGCAGGAAGATATGGTTCTGATGCAATGTTTGATATGGAAGATAAAGCTAGAGATAATTTAGCAAATGCACTTACAGGTAAAGGTGCAGAGTTAGCTTACCAAAACTTTGCTAGTGAAAGAGCTAGACAGGATGCAGCTATAGCAGGAGCTCCTAGTTTAGCAGCAGCAGATTATTCTGATATAGGACAACTAGCAAAAGTAGGTGCTACAGAAGAAGATTTTGCAAGACAAAAATTACAATCTGATATAGGTAGATTTGAATATGGAGCTAACGCACCACAAAGGCAACTATCTAGTTTCTTGTCAGCAGCATACGGAGCTCCAACACCTATGACTACTACAACAACCTCTAGTGGAGGTGGTAAATAATGGCAATTGACCCAGTTACAGTTGGAACTCTTGTAGGTGCAGGTAAAGGCATTGCACAAGGAGATGATTTTAAGGGTATAGCTAAAAAAGCTGCTATAGGTGCAGCAGGTGGATATGTTGGTGGAAAAATACCTTTTGGAGATATGTTTAAAGGTACACCATTAACAGAAGCTATACCAAATGATTTTACACGAGCAGCAGCTGATTCTATTGGTGCTGACCCTAGCATGGTATTTAATCCAGAAACAGGTAATTTTATGAGTAAAGAATTATTTGCACAAACACAAAAGGATGGAATGGGTTTGTTAGATAGTG